TCCTTAGAGACCATGGTGTAAATCACGTCAAAGACAGTCTTAGAGTAGTTGTACTTAAGGAGGTCAGTGGCGGACTTATAATCACCAGAGGTCCAATAGAGAACATCATCGGGCGTTCCAACCATAGAAGGGTCGGAAAGGGTCCGAAGAGTGAGATCGTTGAGGATCTCCACCGAGAGTTCATGACCGATCAAGGAAAAGATCGGCATAGAACGAAGGTGTCTCCAAAGGGAGAGCCGAACAGCATTAGTAGCGAATGTCGAGAGCGAGGACATGGCCGTGATAACACGGACCTTCCAAGGCTCAAGAATAGGCGTTACCTCAGCGGAAGGAATGTGGCAAAGGAAAGGAGACTCGTAGTTCACGAGAGCCATCGCACCGAGGGCATCAGGGCCTAGGTAGTTAAATACCAACGGCCAGAGGTCTACAGGGATGGTAGTGAGTGAATGGAAGAATCCAGGATCGACTACCCGAAGGGTAAATAGGAGATACAGGTTATGTACTGTATCTGAGGTGAAAACCCAGTGAACCCGGCCGTCAATGGGGCGGATATTCACTAGGTAAGCCTCAAACGAGTCGCGGAGCCTAGCAGAGACGTCACGAGGGACCACAAACTCCGTGTTATCGGAGAGGTGGAATTCAATCGCCTTGGCATGGGTACCAGGGAGCTTCTTCACCAAAGGTGGGCGATAAAGCTTTAGTAACCCAGATAAGGAGAACGTGACGACGTGGTCACGGAGGACATCCTGCCACTCTTTAGGGGTGGAGGGGACATCCTCGTGGCGAAGCTCTACGGTCGTACCTGGAATGGGGTTGAGGATCGACTGGAGAGGAGGGGTCGACGGAGGAAGACGACGCTTAGGTCGCTCACTCGCCGCCTTACGAACCTCAATCTCGAGAGGGGTGTCGGGGTCCATGGGGTCCAGGGTAAGACCAAGTTCGGTGGAGTAAATTAACCACCAGAGTCTCATGAGAGAGACTATATAGACCTGGTTGTGGCCTACAGACTCGGATACCGAGGCCGGATGGAGCGACTGAAAATGGGCTTGGGACGCAGCGAGATTGCGCCACGCCTCAAGTTGGAGCGCCGGACGTGATGCAGCGTTGAAACCAGGACGGGAAGCTCGAATAATTAATCGGGCGACCTCATGGGACGTGATTTCATCCAAATTCCGAATGAAGGGAGTTGGAGCGCCGAAAAGCGTCTGGCGGATAGATTGGCGTTGACCTCCACGACCACGAGGAGCGTAAAGGCCGGCATTGGTCGAGGCCTCAGCGTCTACTAGAGTGGAGACGAGGTCCTGGGGCTTCCATTTCCGGAGGAGTTGGGTCACGAACGGTTTAAGCTCGGGATCAACAGGTTCCTCCGGGTCAGGTGTGGTGAGAGTATCACAATGGTCACGGAGTGACTTCAAAACGAAGGACTCGGGGACGGGGATACCAGCACGTTTGGCCTGGTTCCAGGAGAGCAGGAAGCGGTATATCTCAGGGTCTCCTTTCGAAAAGAGAAGACGACGAAATTCCGCTCCCAGTCTCCCGGAAAATGGAATATAGACAGGGTCTCGTTCAGGTGGGAAGCTGGGAAGGGGCGGTAAGCCGTTCTTCTCAACTCCTAGGTAGAACGCAAGAGGGTAGTCTTTCAGGTATTTAGCCAGATTAACCACCGCCAACGCGCCGGTGTCTCGCAAAGAGGCACAGGCTCGGAGGTCGGACCAAAAAGGGCGAATAAGAGAAGCAGGCCAGTAACCCAAGTCTTCCCCGGGGGAAAGTGTAGACTTCCCGTCGAGGATGACAAGGAGGAATGCCCGGACAACACCAAGAGACTGGTGCGTCGCGGACAGAATACCGGTCCACTCCTGGCCTTCGTTGGTCGGGAGGGGAGTAAGAGGACGATCTGAGTTAGGGCCATAAAGATGGAGGCCCTTTGGAAGATCGCAGAACTGGGAAACATCGCGATGGGTCCCTGGGAACGATTCTAGTAGTTCCAACCCGAGAGGGTTGTGGCTAGAATCGACAAGTACCAGGTCCCACGCTTCAGGCAACGAATAACCCATAGGGGGGTCCGTTGGCATGGAGCGCGATAAAAGATCATCAAGTGATTGCTTGAGGTCGAACAGCGAAGGGCTGTTGACGATGGTGTCACTGTGGATAGCTTTCATGGGCGTTGTTAGTAGAATAACGTTCTGAG